TCTTCCCGTGTCATTTCTTCGCCGCCTTTCGCTTCTTCCTAACCGCCTTTTGTATAGCTTTTTGCTTCGCCCTGCCCGCCCTGCTTCTACAAGACGGGCAAATCGTGCTTCTATCCTTATCCGCGTCTACCTCCCAAAACGCTAGGCAGGACGCGCACCGTCGATTAACTATCATGCCACGCCCTCCGCAATCCTCGCGATCTCGCGGTTGCATTTCGCCACAATTGCCCGCGCTTCCGTCATGCTGATTTTCCCATTCAGCCAATCCATAACCGCCGCACTTCGCTCATGTTCGTAGCCTGTAACGGTTTCGTTTTGGCTTTCGGTTAATCGTTCTTTCCAGTTCATGCGGGAATGTCCCCCTTCTTCACGCTATTCCAAAACTGAACATCTACTGGTGAAAATTTCTGATGTTCGCCGTCAAAACGCAACTGGATTGTTCCCGTGCGCCCGTTTCTGTGCTTGGCGATCTGCAACTCTGCGCTTTTGTCGCTTGCGTCTTGCGTATAATACGCATCACGATATAAAAGCAAAACAATGTCCGCGTCTTGTTCAATCGTCCCGCTTTCGCGCAAATCTGCAAGTGTCGGGTGTTTGTCGTTCCTGCTTTCAACGCCCCGCGATAGCTGACAAAGGACAATAACGGGAATCTGCAATTCCTTTGCCATAGCCTTTAACGCCGCCGTAATTTTTCGCATTTCATTCGTCCTGTTTTCGGATTGCCCCTCACTGCCGATATAATTCAAGTGGTCAATCACGATCATATCAAGGCCGCGTTCTCGTTGCATATTCCGCGCCCTTGAAAATATTTTCGATACAGGCAAAGCGGATTCATCGTCTATATGGAGTTTCCATTCGTGCAACTTTCCCAAGACAATCGACGCGGCTTTATCTTCCGCGGAAGACATAAGCGCGGGAATATTGGCGTGTGAAGCGTCAACGCGTCCCTCGCTTGCGATAATTCGAGAACATAACTGTATATCCGTCATTTCAAGGGAAAACACCATGACAGACGCGCCCTTCTTGCAAGCGTTCACTGCAAAATTCAAGGCAAGCGCGGTTTTTCCCATATTCGGACGCGCGCCCAAAATAATAAGCGTTGATTTTTGCCAACCGCCCGTCATTTTGTCAAGAAATGAAAATCCCGATCTAATGCCGGGGCACTCGCCTTTTTCTTTCGTTTCAAGATACCAATTCGACCATTTATCCGCCAACGAATCAGAATCAATGGCGTGCGCTTCTTGGCTTGCCGCTTTCGGCAACTGCTCCCGCGCAAGCGTCAATAGGCTTTCTAAATCTTCGCCACTGACTGCCCTTTTTGCCGCCGTCGCAAATATCCTATACCCGTCACGCCGCCGCGCACATTCAAGAATAATCTCAAAATATCGCCGCGTCCTTTCGGCATCGTTGCCGCCTATCTGGTCGGGTACGGCGTATTGCGCAATAGCCGAAATTTCAGCAACGCCGCCCGCATCAGAAAGCCTGTCATGTTCGCGTAAATCCGCCACAACCGAAACCATATCAACGGCTTTATGACTAGCTGACAAGCGAAGAATTGACGCATAAATAAGCGCGTTTGCTCCCCTGTAAAAATCCGTATCATGAAGTGCGTTCGCGTAATTCTCGACATATTGCGGGTGGTTTATCAGCATACCAAGAAAGGCGCGTTCACATTCAAGGTCATACGGCAAGTTTTCCATCTTCGTCATAAACTATGTCATACTCCTTCTTCAATCGTTCACGCTCTGCCGCTTCAAACGCCGCATCTTCTTCCGCACGCTGACGATCTCGCGCGGCTTTTTCTTCTGCTGACAAGGCGGGAGTTTCTTGTAGGACTATCCCTTCGTCCTCCCAACGGCGTTGGTTTAACCATGTCGAACAATGCGGGATAAACTTTCCTCCGTCGTTTCGCCACTTCTCCGTTTGTTTTGCGATAGCTGACAACATAGCGGTTATAAGTTCTTCCGACGGTTTCAGCTTGTCAAACGCTTTTTGTGCTTCTGCCTTTCCGTCGTGTCTTGGATATACGCTCCAAATTTTTTCAAATTCGGGTGTATATATATTTTTTTGTCTTTGTCTTTGTCTTATTAATTGTGCAGTAGAATGTGCACTAACTTGTGCACCATCTTGTGCAGTATCTTGTGCACCAACTTGTGCACTAACTTGTGCAGTATCTTGTGCAGTAGGTATCGGAATAATTTTGTATCTTGTTGTCACCTTCCCTTCTGATTTGAAATCAAGAAGATTTGCTTGTTTTAGTCTGTTTTTCGCTGATACTATGGAATTATTACTTTTCAGCTTCGTTAGATTTTCGAGTCGCGAATTGGCAACCTTGAACCATTCGCACCAATGCAACCGATTATTTATATTCAGCAAGTGAAGATAAACGATCTGTGCAGATGCCGGAAGGTCTTCCTCTTCGACTTTCTCAAAAAATCTGTTGAGTTGCGTCATATATTCCATAGTTTCACCGCCTTTCCGCCGTTTATTTTTAGGCCGCTATCTTTAGCCCGTTTGTCAAATAAGCCTTTAGACGTAATGTTTTGCCTGTGATATAAAAAATAGTTTCTTCACGGGAAAACCCGACTTCCCGCGCCCTTGCAGAATCAAAAGTCTTATAATCTCCGCGCCCTGTCAGCATTACAGCGCAAATATCGCTCAATACATCCGGGGATAACTCATCAAGAAGAATATGCAAATTTACTTCAAATCCGCGTCCGTTCTGCACATCTTCCCACCATGCCTCCCATTCATCAGCTAAATTTACTAACCCCTCTTTAGGTTTTTCCTGCGGGATTGCAAGTATTTTCTTGATTGCGTCCACAGCTTCTTTACATGGTTTCATTTTTCTACCGCCCTTCTTTAGAAAATTTGTTCTCACTAACTATTGCTATTATACACTAACTTTCAGCATATTGCAAGATATTATATATTGGTGTATAATACTAATAGGGGGCGAGAATTATGAAAAAAACGATTTCGGCAAGTTTCAACGAAGAATTTTTGCAACGTGTCAAGGAAGAAGCAGAAAAGGAAAAACGGTCAATCAGCATGATGCTCGAAATCCTAGCAAGTGAAGCCCTTGACGCAAGGGATAAGGCGGCGAAATAGCCGCCTATTTTTTTACGCTGTATCGAACAAACTCATTTGCGCCGCCGCCGCTTCTTCTTCACGGGCGAACCTTGCGTCCAATTCGTCAACCGTCCAACCCGGCTTAAAAGTTTGCCATGTTGCATTGTCCCATCGTCGCAAAGTTTCCCAAAGTTCGGGAAAATGTTTTCGCAATTTGCGACACTCGCTTATACGTTGCAACGGACAGCACCAACATGAAACGCGGCGGAAGATTTTATAAAGCCCACCCCAATCAAAGCCTTTATCATAGCAATATTTCAAAGCATCGGCTTCTGTCCATCTCCATTCTACAAGAGGATAACGCTTATCTTTTACGCGCTGTTGTTCGTCTGCCGCTATGCCTATGTAATGAATTACATTTTCACGCCCTGCAAGATGCTTCTTTATTGCGTCACGCTTAAAATGTGCGGTACACCATCTTTTTCTCATAGAAGGCCACGAATAGCCTATACTATTAGATTTTTCAAGCCCAATCTTAAATCTTGGCGTGTATCTATGATGTAAAAGGTAATACTCAAAATCATGATCGTCTTTCAATCTCGTTATTTCGCGCCCTATGTACCGTTCTACCTTGTCAACGTGTTCGTACATTTGCGGAAATTCAACGCCAGTATCGCAGAATATAATTTCATCAACGCGCATACCAATTTCAAGCATACGCAACAACATAGCCGTCGAATCTTTTCCGCCGCTAAAGCTGACAACGTGCCATTCGCTCACGTTTTCACTTCCTTCATTTTCGCCTTGTAAACCTTCTTAATTGCCGCGTCCATCTCGATACCTTCCAAATGATACCTTTCCAAAAACTCCGCTTCGCCGTTATGACATAATTCGTGATGAACGCGGCACAAGGGCAGAACCTTCGCGCCCGTCTGGTCTTTCTCGCGCCACTTTAGCCCGCCATGCCCTGCCCTGCTCCCGCTTAGATGGTGAACGTCAGCACGCTTGCCACACACCGCGCAAGTCTTGTGCATTAGGCAAGCATAAACGTACTTTTGTATATCCTCGCACAGCTCATACAACGGTACGCGGCTCGGCACTTGATGATCTAACATGAAGTCAATCAAGAAACTTATGAAAAGCCGCGCCGTTGTAACGTCGGTATCAGATAGCGAAAATATCTTCTCGCCTATTGTCTGCATACGGCTCGCCATAAACTCGATTTTCATGAGCTTTTTCACGTATTCCGGCACGTCGCCTATCCACTCGGCAATTTCGCCCATGAGGGCATAGGCTTTGCGTCTCTGCTCCGGGCTAATACGCCGCCCATCTGCAAACTCAACCAGTACCTTGTCATACCGTCGCAGGATTGCCCGGTCTAGGCTAGGCAAGGCGGCGCGGATAATAACGCCGCCGTCCTCGTCCATCGTGGCTATCTTGCCCTGTACGATCTCACCCATTTACGCCCTCGAATAGTAAACAATCAAGAAGATTTTCGACTTCTTTTTGGCATGACGTTAATATTTCCGTCAGTGCCTTATATTGCGTTCTTGGGATTGTATATCCCGGCGCGTTTTTGTCTTCGCTTTCCCTAATCCACAAGATAACTTCCATGCCGTCCTTTGGATTTTTCAGCAAAGGAATAAAGGTTTTTATTGTCTTTCTGTGCGCCATAGCCATATGAACGCTTGCAAATTCGCTTTCGTATTCCTCAAGGCGTTTTTCGTACTTATCGCGCATTGTTTCGCCTCCTTAAAAAGGCACTTCTTCAGCGTCTTGCGTTGCGCCGCCCTTGTTTCCGCAAAACTCGACGCGATCTAAAACAACGTCCGTTGTATAGATTCGCTTGCCGTCCTGCCCGGTGTAGCTGCCCGTTTGTATGCGCCCTTCCGCAAGAACCTCTTTCCCCTTGGTGAAATACTTCGCCAAAAATTGCGCCGTGTTTCCCCATGCCGTGCAAGGCACAAAATCCGCCTTGCGTTCCTCGCCAGCCTTTACATATCGGTCAACGGCGACCGTCAACCTCGCGAAAGTTTGCCCGCTTTGCGTCGTTTTTACTTCCGGGTCTTTGGCGCATCTCCCGTGAATAAGTACTTTGTTCATGCTATTTCCTCCATTAATGCGTTATCGTCGTCCTTTACCTCGGCAACCCACGCGACAAAATTCTTTTCCATTTCCGCCGCCTGCGCGTCGGTCAATTCGTTGGACGTTTCTTTGTTGTAGTGTCGCCGCATAACTTCTTTAATATCGTCGTTCGTCACGCCGATTTCCTTTGCCGCCGCCGCGATTGCCCGCAAGCTGTCAACCTTTCGCGGGGCTTTCGGTGCTTCCTTCGTTTTGGCTTTCGGCGCGGCTTTTGGTGTGCTCTCTTCCGGCTTCATAGCGTCCGCATCCTTCGTGTCATCCAAGCAGAAAAGCCCGTTCAAGGCGTATTTTCTCGCATACGATGATGCGCTCCCGGTCAACTGCGCCGCGTCCATTTTGGGGCGGCTTTCCGTTTCCCGTGCATAAGCATCCGCAAAAATTGTGTTTTCGCCGTCCGTCACGCTTGCCGTCGCCTTAACGTAATAGCGATCTCCAATCAGCTTTACCTCGTCGGTAACGTAAAGCAAAATACCCTCGCGAACACAAAGCGGCTTTGCCGCGCTCAAAATATCCTCGCAGGAACGGTAGTAAAACTCCCCAAACTTGTTATATTGATTCTTCGGGGCTTTCAGTTCCGCTTGGATTTTCAATAGCTTTTGAAGCAATACCATATTTACGCCCCCTCACTTAATCCTTATGCTTTGTTTTTCTTCCAAATGTGCCCCCGGTACAACGTGCCCGCCTTGTATAGCTTGCTTTATGCTTGCCTTGTCCGGCTCGATCTTAACGGTTGTGCGTTTGTACGCATCGGGCAAATCGTCAATATTGTCAATAACCGTCGAAACCGTCGGCGCGGCTACGGTCATATTGCCGCAGGGCGTTTCAATTTTCTTTTTGCCAACCGCGACAAGAAAATCACAATATCCACGCCGCACACGTTCGAGGCGATTTTTCCGCGATTGTTTTAAGGCTTTCAATTCGTCCATCCGCTTGTCAATCGCTTCAAGAAATGCCGTCTGCTTTTTTATATACTCGATTCCGTCTGCCACGGCAGCGGGTACGTCGCTCTCATAAATGCCCGCTATGGCGTTTTTTACGTCCGGCTCGATAGATTCATCATCTGCCTCGTCTAAAACGTCTTGCAGGGCGTTTATGCGCTCCGAAATGTCATATAACCATGCCTGCATTATGTTTCTCCTCCTTTAAAACTCCAACGGCTTTCTGTTTTTACGCCACCAAATCAAATGTTTTGCAAGAGCCTTTCTTTCTTCGCGATTTTTCAGCTTCACCGCACGGCGAATAACTGCCGCCTGTTTCTTTCTCGTTTCTTCCATTGTTTATACCCCCTTAAAAATGATACCCGTCGTTTATCCGCGACCATTCTTCATACGAAAGATTTTCTTCTTCTTCTTCCTCCGCCGCGATCTGTGCAAACCATTCATCCTCGGCGCGGCGTTCCTGTTCATATTCGTATTGCTCGTCAGCCTTGCGATACCATTCTTCCTCGTCTTCTTCGTAGTTCAACCAGTACGCATCAATCAGCATTTTGTTTTCAACGTCCATTGTTTTCGCCTCCAAAATGTGCTATAATGCACAAGAATCCTGATAATGTACAAACGGATTTCATTTCGGGCTTGGTGTGTTCCCGCACATCAAGCCTTTTTCTTTTGTTCTTCCATGTAAAGCCATGCCCTATACTGCCCGTAACTCATGCCCCGCGCTTTTGCCGCCGCCGCCAAATCTTCAATCTTTGACACTGGTTTTTGTTCCAGAGTTTTCCCAAACAACTTAGCCGGCTTTTTCCTCGTTTCGCTTATCGGCCTGCAATCGTCGCAAGTAGTGCGCGGCTTCCCTTTTAATATGTACTCAAATTCCTTGCCGCACTCGTCGCAAATTGCCGTCATTGTCAATGCGTTTCGCTCCTTGCTTCGTTTGTGCGATTCCCGACAGGACGCTTGCGAACACTTCGGGCAATATTTCGCGTGCCCCGCGTGAAACGGTACAACCGCATCTGCGCCGCACTTCGCACAAACAATGTGCCTTGTCTTTCCGCTTGTTCGCGCCGCCTCATGCGCCGCATTGAACATTTCCGCCCTTTCAGCGTTCCGGCTTTTTCGCGCTATCAAGCGTTCATGCTGTCTGTCAAGCCGTACCTGATAAGCACAAATAGGGCAATATTTTTGACTGTTGCCCTTTGCAACAACCTCTTGTCCGCACCGGGCGCATTTGATAACCCTCATGCCAACACCCCGAAAAGCAACCAAGCCTCAATCAAAAACCCGGCAATCAAAAGCGTGTCCTTGGCATCGTCCGTCAAGCTGTCCCAAATTTTCATCATGCCGCTATCCTCCTTGTCACCATGTGCCGTACGCCGAACCACTCAACCGCCGCGATCTCGACTTCCTCCGGGATTTCGGCTTGAAAGTATTTAACCCGTTTCCCGTCAGCGTGCCGCGCTTTCCAGTGTTCGTATCTGCATCCGCGTGACTTCTTCCAACCCGGCGCGAACAAAACGCCGTCGCAGTCCTTCATCAGCGCAACCGCCATAGCAAGGATTGTTTCGTCATCAACGCCGTCGCGCTCCAGCGGCTCAAAGTACGACAACGGGTCAACAAGAACCCAGTCGGTTTTCCCTTCCGCATCCCATACTGCCCTGTAGAACGCCGCCAACGCCGCCGCTTTTTCGCGGTTTTCTTCTTTGCCTTGATAGGGATGGGATAGATAAATTTTTTTCATCATTTTGCCTCCTTTTCCATTCCTGCCTCGCGAAGCCTAACCTCTCCATGCCGGAACTTACCACGCCATAACTCGCCCAACCTCGCCTGCCATGCCTTTACTCTTCCTTCCCCTCTGCTTCTTCGACTGCCATTTTCAAGGCGTACACCACGCAAGCCACAAACGCCGTGAACGCCAATCCCGCCAAGACTTCCTCCACTAACAAGCCGCCGCCTCCTTTCTGATTTTCGCTATCGCCGCGTCAACGAGTGCCTTGTTGAACCTGTCCTTGATTTGTTCTTCGCGCCCTTCCCAACCTTGCAGGATAAACGTCACGTTGCAACCCGCCGCCGTCGTTTTGTACTCCACGCCGTCTTTCAGCTTTCGCGGCAGTTTCATTTCGCCGCCCCCTTTAGTCCATCGTTCCCGTTAAAAGATAAGATTTGCGGTCTTTGAAGCTGTAAAGCCCAAACACAAGCCACGAAGATAATTTTTCATAAACTTTGTAAGCCGCTTGCAAGCTGTCAAATTCTTTGTGGACAAACTCGCTTTCCTCTCCGTCGCGCTTATGCCCTAAAAAAACAAGGTATTTGTTGCCGCTTTTCTCAATGCTGATATAATCGCCTCTCTGTACTGCCTCCATGTGTACTAATGTATAGTTCACGTTTTTTCCCCCTTTTCATGCGGGCTTTAACAATTTTTTATTGTCAAAGACATCAAAAAAAATTTCCTCCATCGGTACGCCGCTTTCGGTTTCAATTCGCTTCATGGTTACAACGCCGGGAGTGATTGTTCCTTTTTCCCAACCGCTCCACGCCTGTTGCGTTACGCCGTAAGCGTCAGCCATCTCCTGTTGGCTCCTATCGCCCCGAAACTCTACTAGCTTTTCACGCATTAACTATCCTCCTTTCTGCCCCTTTTAACAAGTTTTCCTTGTTATTTGTCATTATACAAGTTAAAATTGTATGTGTCAACCCCTTTTTACAATTTTTCCTCGTTTTACAGGCACAAGTATAAATTGTATATTGTAGCAAAGGGGGCTTTTTTATGTTTGCTGAAAGGCTTAAATCCCTACGAAAATCAAAGGACGGATTGTCACAAGCTAAACTTGCCGACGAATTAGGCGTAACACAACAAGCCGTAGGAAGATGGGAAAAAGGCTTAAATATGCCCGACAATGCTATTCTTGTTAAACTTGCAGATTATTTTCACGTTACAATAGACTATTTACAAGGACGCGAAGAAAAGCGTTTACCGTTTGTCGCCTTGCCCGTTGTCGGGAATATTATAAAAATGTTTGCGGCACTATCTCCGCAAAAACAAGAACAAGCCGCCTCATATATTGCTTTTTTGGCGCAGGACGATAAAAAGGCATAGGCAACTATATTTCATGTATAGTTGAAGTATATTCTATGTATATTGATAAAACGCGCGTGGATATGCTATAATAAGGGTGTCTTTGATGTGTCTTTGTTGGCACTCCTTTCGGCAAGAAGCCCCCGCGCGACGGCAGGGGCTTTTTGTTTTACTCTATAGGTTCGTCCTTGAAGTCCTCGGCGGCTTTCAATGCGCGTAATTTCAACTCAATCCGCTTTGCAAGCCATGTGGCGCATTTCAATAGTTCAACGCAAGCGTCAAGTTCTTCCAATACCCTGTTTTCAGTGTTTTCCATTGTTTTCTTCTCCTTTGTCCTGCAAGATTTCGACAACCTTCTTTTGATTCGCGATCATGCCAAGCGTGAAGCGTTCCAAGAAAAGATTTATAATCTCGTCAATGATTTTTTCTTCGCCCTCGATGTACCACGGGCAAACCTTCACGGCGCAACGGTCACATTTGTCCTCGCTTTCGTTGTCGATTGCCTGCCACATAGCAAGGCGATTCTGTGCAAACATTTCCAGCTTTGCCTTTAACTCAATACGAAACGGATATTTTTTTGCCATAGTAAACCACTCCTTAAATTTGTTTTTTTGGGGGGCTTGGTTGCCGTGCCTCCTTTCCTAAAAATTCCCCCTCCTATTCTCTTAAAGAGAAAAGCGGGGCGTCTTGACGATGCTTTTTCAAAAAATTTCCCCTCTACTTCTGAACGGACATAACCGCACTTTTTCGGCGGGGCTTTTTGAAAAATTTTCCCCCTCTACTTATTGATAGAGATGGACACGGCGAAAATACGAAAAAATAAAAAATATTTTAGGGCAACCTTAGGTTCCTTGACATAGTTCGCAAAGTTTTTAAGGTTCTTTAGGTTGGGAAAATGTCTTTGCCGACGTTTTGCCGCTTTTTTGCCACTGTTTTTCCTTTCCCAACATCTTCCCAATTCTCTCCCAAGATTTTCCCAACTATATTTCATGTATATTCGATGTATATTTCATGTGCATTTGATAGGAATTAACTCGATTAACTGAATTAACAAGGCGGATTTTGTCCGATTTTGTCCGATTTTGTCCGATTTTGTCCGACATTATCCAACCCTACCCAAACCTACCCAACCCTACCCAAACCTACCCAAATAAAAAAGGGCGGGATTGCTCCCGCCTCACGTTATCGTGATATTTTAGGGCTAGTTCGTTACGCTGTCGATGTACGCGCCGATGCTCATTCCTGCCTTTTCGGCTGCTTGGCGAAGTGCCGCCGCTTTCGTGGTCGGCAGGGTGATCGTCAGCACCGTCTTGGAGTCGTCGCCCTCATCGGGCATACCAAATATTTCGGCGTATTCGTCGGCGTCCAGTTTTTCCTCTGCCCATTCACGGGCTTCTTCGTATGTCAACGGCGTGATTTGCTGACCCCACCCCCAGCCGCTGGGAGTGTGTTCCGCGTACCGTGACATGCCGCCGCCTTCGCCAAGCATGAAATATTCGCCTGTGCGCTTGCGGTAAAGCCTTTCAACAGCATAATTGAAATCGTTGGGGTAATAGTCGTTATCCCATACAGCAAGCTCTTTCGCGGTTTCGGTGTCGTACAGTTTCTTGTTGATGATTTTTTTCATGGTTCACGCCTCCTTTAGCAAGCTTGCTTTTCTTCAAAATTGTATTCGTCATGAACTTTCTTGAAAACCTTGTGCGTTTCGGCTTCGGTCAATATCTCCATGCTTTCAATGAGGTCGATAGCCTCAAACAACCGCGCCCTCGCTTCATCAAAATCGCCATCACCGTTCAACGCCCGTACATACTTCCAAGCAATTTCATAAAGCCGATTCTTTGCAATCATCTTCCGTTCTTTCTTTAACATAATTACAACCCCTCTCTTGTTTATTATACTTCTACCCTTGCTTGAGTTTATTATAATTCAACGCTAGGCATAAGTCAAGTATTTTCTTAAAAATTTTTTTGGGAGTGCTGGAAATGCCAACCGCCGCAATATATGCCCGGGTCAGTACCGACAGGCAAGCCGAACAAGGCTACAGTATAGAAACACAAATAGCCGCCTGTGAAAAATACGCCCGCGATCTTGGCGCGTCTACCGTCACGCAGTTTGTCGATGATGGCTATTCCGGCGCGTACTTGGATAGGCCACGCCTAGACGCGCTACGGGACGCATTACGGGCGAAAATATATGACGTGGTAATAGTCTATACGCCCGACAGATTAGCCCGGCGTTTATCCCATCAGCTTTTACTCACCGAAGAAATAGAAAAGGCTGGCGCGGCCTTGCATTTCGTCAACCAAGAGTACAAGGCAACGCCGGAAGGACAGCTTTTCTTGCAAATACAGGGCGCGTTTGCTGAGTATGAACGCGAAAAAATAAGGGAAAGAACAATGCGCGGGATGCGCGGGAAACTCAAAAGCGGCAAGCCGCTGAGAAATCAGCACGTTATCGGATATGATTTTAAGTACGGTCAATATATTATTAATAGTATCGAATCAAAAACCGTACAGCAAATATTTAATATGTATATATCGTCCGGCGTTGGGACTGACGAAATAGCGCGGCGATTGACAGAAATGCGTATACCGTCGCCGTCAAAGCTCACCCATTGGCAAGGCGCGTCGGTTCATCGGATATTAAGGAACCAAATGTATACGGGCGAATATTTCGCGTTGCGTAAAGTCTCGACAAAAACGGGCGCACATTCCCGCAAACTTTCGCCTCGATCTAAGGAAGAATGGATTCCTTTGAAATGCCCGCAAATTATCGACGCAGAAACATTCGCCGCCGCACAAAACTTACTAGACACAAACAAAACGCAGTTAAAACGCACAAAAGATAACGGCGTTTATCTGCTACAGGGGCTTATGCGTTGTGCCAAGTGCGGCGAGAAAATAATACTGACAAACAACCGCGCCGGACGTTTCTATGCTTGTTACGCGCACTCAAAACGCAAAGCGGCAGGGCATACTTGCGACGCGAGATTCGCGAAAACGGATATTGTGGACAATGCGTTTTGGGCTACGCTCCGAAATATCTGCTCATCCGAAAAACGCCTTGCGGCCTATATCAAGCGCACAGGCAAAACAATATCGACGAAAACCGATACCGCCGCGTTAAAGGCTCGGCTTGCGAAAATCGAAGAAGAAAAGGTTGCCGTTGTGGATTGGTACACAAACGGGCTATTGACGCAACAGGCGACAACAGACAAGCTGTCAGCGTTAACTAGTGAAGCAAAAGCGATTTCTGCCAAACTCGCACAGCCGGACAAAGAAAAGGCCGTTGATACGGCTAGGATTTACAATATTATCCACAACTGCGGCGACAACCCGGAAAACAAAAGAAACGCCGTCCGCTCAGTCATAGATAAAATCATCTATGAGAGAACAGACGGCGAAAAGAAGCCGAAAGCCTATAGTATCAGCTTTGTTATTTATTTTAAGTAGTTTCTTTCCAATGTACATTCAGAAAGGCGACGGAAAAACGCTACGTTGCCACGGCGACACCCACAGCCAAAACGCACAAAACTTCCCATATATTCCTTTGATTGCGGAGCCTATTTTCCGTCTTGTCGCGCTCTTTCTCGTATTCCCGAAATGATTGCGCGGCTTTCTGCAATTCTTCGTTCGCTATCTGCAACGAGTTTTTCGCACTCTGCGTTTCTTGCCGCGCTATCTTCAATTCTGCTTTCAGCTTCGCCAATTCTTCCTGCGATTTCGTCAACAGATTCAAGGCCTCGGTCAATTTGCTGCCCTGCGTTGTCAATATGGCTTTGAGCGTCTCGTTGTGCTGTTCCAGTGTTTGCAAGTTCGTTTCTAACGTCTGAAGCTCGCTCTCGCTGATTTGATACGTCCGGCTCTCGGAGCATATACCAACACAAGGCAAGGATAAACACAAAAACGCCGATATAAGCAAGATATTTAATAGTCTTGTTTTCGTCCACATTGTTGCACCTCCGAAAAACTTGGCAAATTTTCATACCAACTTTTCAACCTACGAAAAAAACGGCAATTTTTCATACCTCGATTTCCTGTGTCAAGTCCCACGGCGGTTTCCCGATATACAAAATATCTTCATCGGCGGAAATGTCCGTATACGGGAAAATATCTGCTACGCGCTCCATAACGGACACTGTTATTTCAGTTTCGCTTTGAAACGCTAATTTAACACGCCGTAGTTCGTTGTCGGACAGTGGAGTATTGCTCTTGATAAGCATTTCAACACCCCGAAAGATAGTCCGTCACGCCCCGCGCAATCGCCCGCGCGAAATCGTCCTGCCTGTCGCGCAACAAAATAGCGTCGTCGGGATTGTCAATAAACGCCATTTCCACCAAAACGGCGGGCATATCCGTACCATTCAATACGGCAAGGTCAGTGCGTGCTTTCAAGCCGCGATCTGTCAATTCCTCGAACGTGTCAAGAATCTGATTTTGGATGCACTCCGCCAACTTATACCCGTCAATATCCGAAGGATAGGAAAGCGTTTCCACGCCGTTGGCAATTTCGTTAAAAGCGTTACAGTGTATAGAAACAAACAAATCCGCGCCCCAACTGTTAGCCGCCGCGCAAATCCCCGAAAGGCTCTCGCTTTGCAAAAGCTCAACGTCGCAACCCGCCTCGATCAGATACTTTTGCACAAGTTCGCCAACGGCAAGGGCAACCTCGTTTTCGTACAGCCCCATAGCCTCGTTGCACGCGCCGGGGTCGTAATCATAAGTACCTTTCAATGATAGTTCATCGTGCCCGGGATTGATAAAGATTTTTGCCATTGTCAAACATCTCCTTTGCTTTTTGGCTTTTCGCCCGCCGCTGAATTGTATCTGCTGTCAACGTAATGTTTACCTAATTGCACGCCCGCGACGGTCAAAAGTCCCGTTATTGCAGTAATGCAAGCTCCAAGCCCCTGCCACACAGAGCCAAGGTCAAATTTTGTGTTGTAAAACCCATTCATGTAGAAACCGACGAACCATGAAAATAGGACACAAACGACTAAAAATAGGATAATCACGCCCGCTAAAATAATAAGCTGTCCGAGGTGATGCTTCGACCAATTCGCCATGTCTAAAATATTACTCTTGATTTTTCCCATTACAGCCATTAAACCGCCTCTTTCGATTGTCGCCGCCATAAACCGCCCGTAAAGCGGTTTTCTTTCGCCGCGTAATAGTTTATATTTGCCGCCTATTTTTCGTCCGTCAGCGGGCATTTCTCGCGGTCAATTATTACGGTCAGCTAAAATTTTTGTAATTTCATCAAGACGGGCATGAGCTGACCGTGCGCGTTGGTCAACCTCGGCAAGTTTCACGTCAATTTCATGCCTTGCCGCTTCTTCACGGTCAGCGCGTTCTTCAAACTTGTCTAGCATCTTTTCAATGCGCGAAATGCTGTTGTCCAACGGGCGAAGTACTGCAAAATGAAACGCCGCCGCGAAGGTTCCCGCAACGCCTAATATCTGCCCGAACATTTCAAGATTCATAGTCAATCGCCCTCTTTCTCAAAATGGTACGCTATTCGATTCGCGATCATGGCGCGGGTATCAACTTGCGCCGTTTCAGCAATTTTCCATCCGATATAGTTATTCCAATGCACCGTCCATCCAAACAGGCTGAAAATCGGCGCGGTATTTTTATAAGACCACGCTCCCCAAAGCCCGTCCGAAAAAATCTCACGAATAAAAAGCGTGTTTTCAGATTGCCGGATTTCTAAGTTCGGGCTGACGTTCAAGCCCAATAAATAGAACGAAAAGCCATAGCTACAATTTCGCGTTAGCCACAAAACTGCACAGCAATACCGTTGGATTCGCTCCCACAGCGTAAAGTTTGGGTCTTTGCACGTCACATACCACCTCTTGCGATTGACGCTGCGCAAATACGGATCGCTGTCAATGTGTTCCTCGTAGTGCCGCGCCCAGTCATACTGTAGGAATTTGGGCGCGTGTTCTACGCTGTCAACGCAATAGCAACTGTTATCCCATGTCTGCCAATATTTCAAGAAGCGCGGCAATTCTCCGTTGATGTCACAAAACGGCACAACAAAAGGATTTGTCGGATAGCAAAGAAGCATAAACACAAGCGACAGCAAGAAATAAATAAGCCAAAGAACCATAACATAGCCCTCCATAAGAAAAAAGGCGGCTTATTTGCCGCCCTTGCCTTTTTCTGCCGGGGGAACGTAACGCACGCATTTCGGGTTATTGCACACCCATTGCGGCTGTTCAGCCGTCCCGTCGTTTCGCATTTTTTGGTTACACCTAACACAGCGCGGCGCGGGTTTTGCCATTATTCGTCGCCCCCTTCTTCGATTTTCCGATATTCTTCATCGAACCATTCGTCAAGGTCGCTCATATCCTGCGCGACGCTTTGAGCGGTTTCTGTGTCGCCTTGCATCGTCGCGGTTGTGTAAGCCTCGCAAAGATTCGCTTTTTCCTGCCGATATTCGGCGGTTAGTTCTGCAATCTGTTCCTCTTTTGTTGGAGTGGGCGGGATATATGGGTGCATTTCCTGCCATTCTTCAACGGTATAATACCCGTCGGGCTTTTCTTCCCAAACTTCGATGTTGCCGTCAGGCGAATAATATTTTGGCATTATCTATTCCCTCCTATCTCACGGGTTCAAACTCGCGTCGAAATACTCGAACCAAGCAAAGCCGTCGCCGCCCGCGCTGCCGGCATAAGAGCCGCCATTGTTGTATGTACCGCTACCGCCAGCACCGCCGCCGCCGTTTACGCCATCAGCCGGGACCCCTGACAATAAAACAGACACAGCGCCACCCGCGCCGCCGCCTTGCGCACCTGTCATTGCGGAATTATAAGACACAATCGTGGAACCGCCAGATTCGCCTACAATCGTCCCTGTCCCGCCTTTCCCGGAGGTGGCGTTTCCGATTGCGTTCATGTTCCCAGCGCCACCGCCGCCACCGCCTGTGTATGTGTTGGCGTTTACGGTAACGGTGGAATCACCGCCGTCACTGCCTGTCCCCGCTCCTGCAGCGCCGCCGCTACCGCCAGCGCCTATAATTACCGTAGCGTTTTGCCCGGCGGTCATGTGTTCAAATCCTATTGACGTTCCACCCTCGCCGCCGCCAGCGCCGCCTGTGCCTTGTGACACAGTAGAATTTCCTCCTCCTCCCCCTCCGCCGCCGCCTTTAACGGTGATTTTGTACCAACCCGTCACGGGCGCGGTATATGAGCCGCTTGTGATGATTACGTCGCGTTTGTTGAAAGCGGGGATTTGGTCAGCCTCTAAGCCGCTTTTGAATATCTGCCAATATGTATTTGTGCTATCATCATGCGGCGCGACAGTACCCGCCGCCATATCTACGATGCACTCATACCGCAAGCCGTCGGAAGGGTCGATAACTATGCAACCCGTATAATAATTCTGCGTGTTATCGTAGTTAAAAGTGAAGCCTTTTTGCGCGTAGTAAAGAAGCGCAGAAAGAAGGTTAAACGCGCCGTTGAAATCTTCGCGGGAAGGAGCAACGCCGCCCGCACCAAGCGGCATGGAAGTTTCGGAAGGAAAGCCCTGATCTTGGCTCATCTTCCCCGGCGTAGTGGTAGTATTCGGGATAGCGTTTTTCGTGCCATTCGTGGCTATTGGTTGCGTTAATAAAGTAGGATTGCTTGCCATTGTTTAACGTCCCCCTTTTATCCTTGTTCAATAGAATATGGTTGAAAAATCCCTTGCGAAAACGGTTGCAAGCCGCTTCCGTTAAAACCGAATGTATTTTGTGGCTCGATTTGGTAATACTCAAAACCAACGCCCGCGCCCAAGTTCAATAACCCGTACTCGGAAAATAAAGCACGTTGATACGCCGAAAGGTAAAACTCAAACACAACGCGAACCTTCATTTCACCGATATTCATAACTAATACGGTATCGTCGAAAAGCGTCGTTAGAATTTCCTTTAGGCTTGGCAATGTAGCGTTTCCGATATTCGCCGCCGCTTTCAAAAAGATAAGCGTTCTATAAGCCTCATCTGCAAGCCTATAATGGTCTGTATCTCCATGAATATAAAACGGGGCTTGATCGAAAGGGTTTAATAGCGACCCAAGAAAACCGAAAAAGTCCTCGTTGTCGACGGTTAAATATCTATTCGCCCCGACGATACGCCCCCAAATATCCAAACCTACGCCGTGCGCCGTCTTAGGGTTAAACACTTCATTGTAAAAGGTTTCAATATCCGTTGACGGGTCAAGTTGTTTAGCCGCCGCTTTTACAATGCCGATAATGTGCGGGCTTGCGCCGTATTGTGATTGGATTGTTTTTTCAGCGAGTTCGTTAAAATCAAGGTTCATTGATAATCACCTCGATATTGTCCGCGTCAAATATCGGTTCTTCGTCTGCGTCCATCGTGATGCTGTTTCCGCTTGGGCTTGCAGATAGGCCAATATAAACGCTTTCAAGGTCGTTTACGCCAGCCGTTTTGACAATGGCCACCGTGAAACGGCTTGCGTAAATTGTCTGTCCCATGCCGCATCGCGTATTTCCGCTATTTGCGTCGCTCCCGTTCGCGTCGTTGATAATTGCGTTTTTTATATCCTGCGTGACGGTTGCCGGAGTCTGCGCCGTTTTATTGATCGTTACGGCAATATAAACGGGTGTGGCACTAGGGCGGACTATCTTATAGTTATTGACTACGCCATCGGGCGAAGTAAAACTCACATCAGTATTTCCGTTTGTGCCACATCCCGCATCGAGCTTGTTATATATCGTTTCTGCAATATCATCATTTTCGCCGCCGTAAACGCACACCGCGACAGAATGAGATATAAGCGAAACGCCTTGTTTTGTAACCGTTGCGTCTGTCTTGTTTTCCAATACTAGGCAATCAAGAACGCCGTCAACCTCGTACACCGCGCCTTGAAGTGCCGCCGCGCTGCCGTGCGCGTTCGCGGCTACGCTGTTATATCTGCGTTTTTCAAAATCCGCGCGCCCTTCGATAAGGTTGCCAGGCACGCCAGCCGCCGCGTTATCTACGGTGTCCCATCCTGCAATTACCGTGATAATTTTTGTGCAAGTGTGCGCCCCTATGTCAATCGCGCCGCTTTCCTGTGCCGCAAATTCTACTTCCACAGTACCATCCGCGCCAATCGTAGCCGCGCCAACGCTTGCAAGTTTCACGCCGTCGGTCGTTTGAATGACGCTGCCTTGCGGTATCGTCGTCCCGTATAAGCCCGTACAAGTGCAGGAAACAACCGTGGAGGTCGCGACCTTGCGAGACAAGAAATAAATTGCCCCCAGCGCGTCTTGAAAAATGCCGTCCGCAGTAAGCGGATTGAATTGATTTGCAAGGTTGAGAAACTCGCTATCCTTGCCCGTGACAAGCACCGAAAGCGAATCAATTATCTGCCCTGCGGGGCTTTCGCTTGACGTGCTTAAGGTTGCGCTTTCGTCGTTGAAAATTGCTGTCCAATCATCAACTATTGACTGTCTGATTGCGCTTGTGCTGTCGGCGGAAAAGCCAACGTCCGGGTCGAATGTGATTGCCATTGGCGCACCTCCTAAAATTCAACGCTTACGGTTTCGCCGTTCTCGCTTGTCGCCGTGATTGTTCCCGTCATGGCTCGGGTTTCCGTGTCCAGTCCCGCGATTTCAACCGTCGCATCCGCGATATTTTCCACATTCAACGCCGTTGTGCGGTATACTGCGCGAACCTCTGACAATGACGGTTTAACGCCTAAATCTAGGTCGAAATGTGGCACGCCTTGCCGTTGGCGCAAGTATGCGTCACGGGTAAACAATCGTACTGCGTTCGCGACGTTTTGCGCGTCCGCGTAACGGCCTGCTGTCGTTGCTAGGTTGCCCGCGCTGTCAAGGGTAATATCCCATTTATCAGGGTTAAGATATAATGTCCTTTTGTTCATGCGCTTGCCTCCTACCTCGGCGGGCTAGTGTCGCCGCCGCTGTCGCCTGTATGGATATGTGACAAGAACGAAATGCCGCCTATTGTAGCGTCGCCCGTGACGTTTACATTTCCCGACATACTGACATTCCCCGAAAAATCAACTTGCGGGCTTGTTACCGTAACCGACGTTGGCGCGACGATCTGGATTGTTCCGTCTTGCTTTATTTCGATATAAACCGACGGCGCGGCGTTGTGAAAACCGCCTATATAAAAGCCGTCGCTCATTGAGTGCTTGCGAAAACTGCCCGGTTGTTGCGGCGCGTCCGTCCCTGTTTGCACGTTGCTCGAATCAGCTTGCGCGAATACGGCAAGTCCTTTGTCACCTACAACGGGGTCAAGGATAACCGCACCAACGCCCGCGTGATACCTAAACACAGGCAAATGAAAAAGCGTTGTCGGCTCTACGGCTTGACCGTAACCATCAACGCTTGAAACAAGAGGAAGAACGTCAACGAAAAGCCCGCTTACCGCTTGCACTTGTACGGGGATAGCTGTTGAAATACTGCTCATGGCGTTTTGTATCATAAATTGCAGTGCGTTGTATTCGCTCCCTGCCGTGTTTGGTTTCTTTTGGCCTTTTACGGTGTTTTCACTCATCATCAGCACCGCTTTCTTCGGTTTCTTCGCCGCTGTTTTCCGGCAAGTACATTCCATCGATTCTCGACACCCATCGCCCATTCGTATAGGCGGCAAGGTCATGACTTAACTTTGTGATTTTCCAATAGCCGCTTGCCCTAGGAACGATGCTTTCAATTTTGACTTGCCCGCCTAACTGCAAGCGCGGATTGTAAAAGCATTCAACGCTTATCCCGTCTTGCGTGAAGGAAGGATAACCAATCATACCGCTATCGGCTTTCAGCAAAACCGCATCGCCGCGCGGCTTGTCCCATGGCTGAATTGTCCATGTTTCATCATCCATTAACAATTCACACCCGACTTCATCGGCGACTTGTTGCGCCTTTTGTACGGGCGAACCGTTGAATGTGGCGTTTTTGACGCTTTCCGTTACGCCGTTATTAACGAAATTAAATCCTGCTTGCTGTGCAAATTGAGATATAAGACTTTCCGCCCTTGCTTCGCCCTGTACGCTTGTCGGGCTGTCGGCAACCAACACCGACCAACCCGCCGTCAATGCTTGAAATTTCATGCAAGCATTGGCGTTAATTTCTGCATAGGCTGACGTTATATCACCCTTAAAAACAACGCTCAATTCTTCGCCCCTGTTTCCAGCTTCGATTAAAATATGATTCTTTCGATATTCGCCAGGAACAAACGAAAGAAACGTCAGCTTGTCCATGTCCGACAAACTCATATTATATATCCGTACTTCTGCGCTGTTCTTTTCGGGCAATCCTGCCTTGTTGACTTGCACTGTGGTCGCCAAGCCCTCGATAATTTTTGTGTTACCGCCGCCCTCAAATTCACCTTCGCCAAGAATAATGGTCGTTTTGATTGTTTTAATTAAAGGCTTCATAGTTCATTCGCCGCCTTATAAAACAACCGCCAACGCTCACCAAAACCACTATAAAGCGGGTCACTTGTGCCAAGCATATCGACGAAAAGCAACGCGCCTTGAAATGCGTTTTGTGCTATCTGAACGACGTTTTGCCTGTCTCGGCAAATCGCACCCGTGACAACGACAACGCCGCCGACGGTTAAATCCATGTAGGTCGAACCGAAACGATAATAAATCCGCATTTCACAATTTTGGTCGGCAAGTTTGACTTTCAGCGATTGCGCGGGGACGGATGAAAGTGGTATTTTTTTCATTTCGTCGCCCCCTTAATAAAATATTTCATGCAACGCTGACCGCTTGCGCCCGCCGCTTTCTGCTTCTTCCTCTGCCGCACTTGCGTTTCCCGCTTGTACTTCTCCATCGTCAACATCGTCACAAACAGAACCATCCTCCGCGTCCTCTGCGTCAATCGGTTCTTCGGCTTCTTCAATCGCCGTTGTTGTTTGTGCGCTTTGTACCTCGCGGATTTCCTTAAACCGCAAATCTACAAACAAAACGCCGCGCCCATTTGTAGCGTCGCGCCTATAATCGAAACTCTCAAGCATCATATTGGGATATGATTGCTCCGGCGTTGTCAGCGTGATTTTCTCGTCATTTTCGCAAAGCGTTGTCAAGCGATCTATTGCACTCTGTAATTTCGACGCGCTCCCCTCAACGGACAATCTGCAAGTAATGGCGCGAGGTTCAATAATGCGGTTATATGTCGAGAAACTTCCCTTTTCTATAGGCTCGTCTGGAAGTCTGCTGGATTTCTCGGCGGAAAATTCCTGCATAGAATTAAAATCAACTGCCGACGATTCGCCGCGAACAATCCAGCCTTTATTTCGTGATAAAAAGTCGGTTAGAATCATACTTTCACCGCCTCAATATGCAACATTTGCCGCCGCTGTCCATGCCGCCGCGCGTGTTTCAATTCCCGACATAAATTGATTTGCCGCGTCTGTCCCATCTGCCGCGCTGATATTGACAGTGCCGACATTAACGCGGGTATCGGTCGTGTTGTTTACCGTGGACGCGCCACCCATCGGCAACGCTTGCGCCGCTGATATATTAGGCATAAGGTTGCCCGCGATCTTGGAAAGCAATTCAAGGCCACGGTTGCGCTTGCCGGGGCTAAACGGTATAACCGCCTCCGCGCCAGCCTCGCCTATTAATGCGTGTGTTGGGCTTGTAAATATGCCGCCGTCGGCTTCTATGCCCTCATAACTCATAGATTGCCCGTTCCCGGTCATGGACGCGCCTCGACTTACTGCCGCTGACGCTTTGTCAACGCCCGCGCCGATAAAGTCAAAAATTGGTTTCACCCAGCTTGCAAACTCGGCAAAATTTGCTTTCAAGTCATTGATTGCGCGGGCAATCCTTGATACAACACCGTCGAAACCGCTTGAAATCGCGTCCCATGCTTCAAGGATAAAGTTTTTAATGTCGTTCCATGTGTTTTCAATGAATTTCTGCAAATCATTGAAAATCTGTTTTGCGTGTTCCGGGTCCCCGAAAATAGCTTCCCAAATTTCGGCAAATGCGCTTTCGCCACCATTTGCCCAGACAATCAAATCCTCAATTGTAAGGGCAAGCAACGCCAACGCCGCCACGATTGCCATAATGGTTAATACCATCGGATTTGCAAGCCAAGCCGCCGCCATTTTTGCCAACGCGGGCAACAATACCGTCGTTATTACTGCCGCTAGGCCGATAAAAAACGCTTGAACAAAACGCTCATGCTTGCGTAAAAACGCCACCGCTTTATTGATATACTCAATAAATTTCGTCATGGCGGGCAAAACCATGCGGAAAACGATAGCGGAAAAGGATTTCATTACTTGCCCGAAATCAGCCATTCGGTCATTCCAATCCGCCGTCAGCTTTGCATCTTCTTTGGTATATACTCCAAGTTCTTTTTGTAGGCGAATTTGTTCTTTCAGTGCCGCGCGGCCTTGCTGTAAAAGCATGATTGTACCTTGGTCTAAGCCAAGCGCACGCCCAAGCCCGAAAAACTCTTGTTTCCCCATGCTTTCAGCTTTTTCGGCTAAGTCCATCATCACATCAAAGGCTTGCCGTTGCCGTCCAAGTTCGCCCGCGTCTATCCCCGCGCCTTCAAGCAGTTTCGCCGCGCGGCTTGTGCCTACGGTTGCCTGCCGCGCAAGCTGTGTTGTCAGCGATTGCAACGAACCTTGAAAGCCCTCGACCGAGCCGCCAGCGCGTGCCGCCGCCTCGCCCCATGCGTGCATTTTCTCAATGTCAACGTCAAGGGCGTTTGCAAGTTTGCCCATAGCATCAGCTTGCGAAACGTACTCACCGAACCGCGAGAAGATAGACAACGCCGCCGCCGCACCCGCCGACAATACGCCAAGTTTAGCGACGATTGAGGAAGTCATGCCGGAAATTGCGCTTTCCGCTTCTTTCGCGCCTTTCTTTACACCGTCAGTTTTTAGCCCTAACGATATAAAAAGCTCGTCTATATTCATTTCCTTTTCGCCTCCTCACTTGCCCGCCATTCGTTGTAATTATTTACCGCCGCTATCTCGTACAAGTCTACGGCATCGTCAATACTGTAAACCGTTTGAAGTTCGTGTAGCGTCGCCAACCGTCGCGAAACAATCACGCCGATCATACCGGGGACGGTTGGATATTCTATCAACCCTTGCGTTTGATGTCCGGCGCGGGGGATTGAGCGAATACGTTCAGCCCGCTTGTCTGAAAAAAATCGTTGACTTTGAATGCCTCCGCGCGCAACTGCAAAAGCGTATTTCGACTTTCAATGTAAGTATCAACGTTTTGCTCCGTCAGCTTGACCTCAACATTTTCTTTGACAATCGAACAACAAGAAAGCAAATCGTCAAGAAGTTCTTGAATCTTCTCGTAAGGCGCGGACGAGAGCGAACCCAAAAGCCCAGACAAATCGCCCGTTTCAAACTTGCCGCCATTCGCACCGATCAAAAGAAGAATCTTGAATGTAAAACGCTCTGCCTGTGTCGCTGACATTTGCTTAATGCGAAAATGGAGGCTTGCGCCCCCATCGTCACACTGCCAATCTACCACTTTTCGCATGGTTTATAAGCCCTCCGCGCTCATTGTCTCAAAATGAAATACCCACTGCGTCGGGGAAAGAACATTTTGCCCGTCTGGGATTGCCTTAAAATCATGCAGAACGCCCTCGCTAAACGTGAAACGCTTGCCGATACTCGGAATAGAAATAACCATTTGCACGCGATACGGCTTTTTGTTGACTTCCTGCACCTGGCGAAGCAACTGCATATACTCGGTGGACGGCGATCCTGCTTCAAGGTTGATTGTTACCGTCTTTATGGCGGGCGTATATCCTGCCGCAAGGTGTCCGTCAACGCCCATTCGCGTTTCTGCCGCCTGTACGGTGTCCGTGGTAAAGGACGAATCCGCGCTGAAATTCTCAAGGTTGACCGAAAACAAACCGCCGACGCTCATAGCTATCGTTGCATTTGCACTAGTAATATCAAGCATTACTTATCCCCCCTTTACAGTACCGCCGTCGAGGCTACTTCAATACGGTTTACGCTACCGCCATAGGTATAGTAAACGCTGATATTTGGCGAATTGCGCCCGACACGAACCGCCGCGCCAGCATCTTCGACGAGAATCGCATAACCCATCGTCCACAATTCCGTGGTCAAATCTTTGCCCGTTTCGTTGAAAATCTGCGCTTTCTGCGATTCGGACAACGCAACGCCGGGGTCGATGCAACCATTGTTAACGGCGCGATTCACGGGGTCTTGCAACCATGCACGGATAAGTGCATAGCCCCTATCGTTGTACGGTACGCGCCCCGCATTGGTCAGCCCGTTCATGACGCTCACTTGCATAACGTTTTTCAACCAAATGGTATTAACAAAAGCATCAATAAAGCCGTACTTCCCAAACATTTCCGCAGGATAGAGGAAAGTGAAAGCGTCGTTGCGCGTTGCGAATTTGCCGACGTAAGCAACGCCCTTCGCGTCAAGAAGTGCCGCCGTCGTTTCGTCGGTAACCGTCGGCGCAAGGCCGTCAACGTGCTTAAACGCGAAATTGATCGTTCCTTGATAACGCTCCCAGTTAATCGAAGCCGCGCAAGCCATGACAAACGCCGCAACATTGACGTTATCATAGACAAGTGCAGTCGCGCCGTATTCTGCCGCCTCAATCTGCGAGGCAATATCCGACGTTCCGCCCTGTACCAAAAGGCGCGGGTCAGCCGTCCAACCGACATACAGATAATCAATGCCTTGGTTCGAAGCCCACTGTGCAAGGCCAAGGTGTTCCGCATCTGCCGCCGTGTAAAGCGTCGTAAACGTTACCCAGTTTTGACTCTGTGCCTTAATGGCGTTCATGTTCGCGGTCTGCGTCAAAGCGTCGCTACCCTGCGAGAGAACCGCGCCCGCGTTTTCGGTGAGGTTCAACAAGTCGGCGAGCGTGCCGCTTGCATAGGAAATCGTTTCCGTTGCGCCCGTTGCGGGGCTGTTGATTTGGAAAGCCCCTGTAAGGCTCGAATACGCGCACGTTACGCCCGTAAGTTCCGCATCAAGGGCGGTTTCGATTACTGCCGCCGCGCCGCTAAAGGACGTAACCGCCGAAAGGTCAACGCTAGAAATCGAAATTTCCGTTTCGTTGATCGTGATAGTCAACGCGCCGCTTGTAACTGCCTGTACATCGGCAAGCGTGCCGTTAAACTTAGCACCGCGCACCCATGCGCCAACCGCCGAAGAAACGCGCCGCCCGAACATGACGCGCCGGGGCTTAGAAAAGCTGTTGTTATAGCCCAAGAAATAAAGGCTTGCCGCGCTATATTCCGGGGAAGTCTCGCCGAAGAACGCCCCTACCGTTTCCGCCGACGTGAACGCCATCAACGGCGCGTCCGTCGGGATGAGTGCGTTTTCGGTCAAAAAAAGCCCGTTAAACTCCAAGTCCGTGCCGCCCGCGGGGATAAGGCGCGGATTGATAGCTACAATGTAGCTAGCAGGGATTGTGCTCATATTTAATCTTCCTCCTTATTCCGCAGACGGCGGAAACTCCGCGTCCACGTTGATAATTCCATCTGTGTATTCCGGCGGGTCAGTGCCTGGAATCACCCTTCTAAATTGAACGTCCTCGAACCATGGCAAATTCTGCGTTATGCCGCAGTTAATTTCCGTCGTGATCGTGACGCTCCATCGTTCCTCATACTGATTGCTTGCGTCAATGCCTGTCAGATTGCGCGGATTGTTAGCCGTACAAACTCGCACATCAACGCCCGACGCTTTGAAATAATTTGTTCCCATATATGAACGGGACGCTATTTCAAGCATCTGCGCGTTTTGCGCTGCGTTGTCGGCGTAAAAATCAACTTGAACGTCAATCAAAATAAGCGCGGTTATGTTATCCGCGCCGTTCTTATCATCGGGCAATCCCGCCGCATTGAAATTGTAAATGTTTGTCCCGCGCCGCCGTCGTATTATCGGCGTATATATACAGTACGCGCCACTTTTAGGAAGCACCATTCGCGATTGATTGCCGCGAAAGACAACGCCGCCGTCAAGCCCTGTCACCGCTACAATATAGCCGTGAAGCGCGGTCATGAAGTCAGCTTCCGTCAGTGCCATCGTCGCCGCCTCCTTCCGGGTCAATCACAATTTCGGGCGGTTCATGTTGCAAAGTACCAATCACGCAAAGCCAACCTTCCTGGCTGAAATCATCGCGAATCATATCTATCAACCAATAGGAGCCGTCAGCACGCTCGATAATATCGCCCGCCGTTTCCTCGTGTCGGTTGATCGTATGCGCCGACGCGTTGATATAAAACTTTTTAACGTGTTTAGCGTCTGCTAGATTGTCAAAAAGTTTCAAATCGCCCGCGTTTGGGGCTTGCACTTGCGCCAAAATATCCTGTGGCGTATATGTGACGCTGACAACGCCCGCCGTGTTGGTTGTTCCGTTGCAACGGTAGATTGTCACCATTTCATGATGATTTACGCTACCGATTGCGCCGGAAACTATAGCGTGTAGGTTCATACTTTATCCACCACCTGAAAATCAACCGCCGCGAACATAACGCCTGTGTCAAACAAAGGCTTGTCGGGTTGCGACTTTCCGCGCTCGGCTTTCCATTTGACTGTTAAAGGCGCATTAGGTGTCCAGCTTCCATTTTGAATTGAATTTTGAATGTCTTTCACCATCTGCTCCCCGGCTTTGCCTAGTGCTTCTTTCCATATTGCAGGATTTGAAGCACGCCCGCGAATGTGCCCAACCATCGTGCCAATCCACACTTTTGGTCGTTCCTTTGCCACCGTCCGCATAAATGGACGCGCGGGAATGGAAATCGAGGTCGTGTCTTTCTTTAGGTGTACGCCGTTATAGTGCATAAACGCTCGCATTTTAGGCGTAACGGTAATATTAGGTACTCCAAACTCATTCCAAACCGCATAGGCCGCTATATTTGCGCCTCCGGCCTTGTTTGTCGCGCCCTCTAAAATGCCCGCTTTAACTCCGCCCGCGATCTCGCTCATCTTGGCAAGAAATTTTTGGTATTTCTGCCCGCCTTGAATGCTAACAGTGACACCCATTGAACCAAAGCCCTCCGTACCTATGCCCCTTGATGATTTGCCAATAAGCCGCTCCGCAAGGCGTTGTCATGTACCAATCTTGTTCTTTGCCGTATTGTGGCGAAGAATAGCCGACAGACACACTTCCTTCCGTTGCACTCACCAAGTTTCCTGCCGTGCCGCGAATTGCAAGCGTAGCAAGGTGGCAAATAAGCATATACCAAAGATTCTGCTTTTCGGCATCGGTAAAGCCGTCTTGCGTTTCAAGCCCAGAAATTAGAAGGGCGTTTGTCGCCATGAAAGATAACTGATCGTCGGACAACTCCGCGAATTGCGGATAAACCGCGCGAAAAGCATCTACATCAAATTCCATAGCCGCGCCCTCCAATCCTTATTTCTTGCGGGTTTTACGTTTTCCCGCTTCTTCCTGCTTTGCCGCGCCCTGCCCGTTATCAAGGGACGAGACTTCCTCTTTCGCCGCCGCTTTTGCTTTTTCGCTTGCACCGTCCTTGATGAAGCCGCCCTTAAAAACAGGGTGTTCAGCATAAGCCGCTTTTACGGCTTGCCACAAATCAGCATCAATCACCGTTGCACCATAGGCACCGACGGCGGGGAGAGGCTGTCCATTAACGCCTCGAATCCCCGCGCCACTGCCTTTAATGACAACGGTATGCACAAGCCCGGATTTGTCCGTTACATCAAATTCAATGTCACGAACGCCGTTATAAAATACCGTAGTCTGTGCCACGATTACACCCCCAGCATCGTAACGATGGCAAACGGCATATAGACGATTGCGCCGTAAGTGCCCGCGCTAATCTTCTGATACATGGACGAACTGTCGCGAATGATGCTGTGTGCCTTGTATTTCTCGCTATAGCCAAATTCAACAGTCGGCTGTCCGTTAACCTCATCGGCGAGAATCATAGCAAGGTTGCCGCTACCCGTCACCATTTCCGGCGCGGAGAGAATCTCCATATTCGGATAGGTGTCGGCAAGCATCTTCTTGACGCTTGCGCCGAAAGCGTTGACCTTGTTCAACTCTGCCAAAGCTGCCGGGGCAATCACAAGCTTTGTCTTGGTGTTGCCATCAATCCATCCGTTGGAGCGCTCATACAGTTTGCCGTACATCTTGGCGAAGTCGCTCATGATCTCGTCAGCGGTTTTCAGCGTCCACGTATTGCCCGCCGTGCCAGTGGTCGGCGTGAGGTCGGCGTTGAGATTCGGGTCGTTCAACAGGCCGTAGATGTTCAAGCCCTCCACGCCGTAGAACGCATACTTGTTGAAGCTGATTTCAAGCAACGTAGCCGCGCTACGCTGTTTCTCGGCAAAGAGGTCAATACGCGCCGCCGCGTTTACGTCCTGCTCCAAATCGCCAACGCGAAGCGTGGTCTGGAAACGGTACTGCTGACGGGTCGGGAAATTCGTATTTACGTTGGCTTGTCCGTTTGCGTCATAATCCTGGTACGGAGTGACCGTGCCCGTCAATTCAAGGGCGCGGAACTGCGTGAACGCCGTGCTCCAGTCGCCATTTTTGACTTCCGGCGCGATAGCTTTATAGTTCCGCTTCGCCGTCAGAATCTCGATAACGCGCGGGTTCGCGTACACGTTCATATACGCCGGGACGGCGGTGTTCGGGTCAAGCGCATCCGTTACGCCTTTATGCGGCTCGGCGCTGTCAAAAAACTTCGTAGCCGTGCCAAAGTCAAAGCCCTTCTGGCGGGCAAGTTCCATGTCAATGCTCATTTTTCATTCCTCCTTTGATTAGCGCTTAGTAATAATCGCCATACCGCCGCTCGTCGTGGCGTTCCAAGTTTTGAAGCCCGTGTCAACGGTAGACCCGCCGCTCGTCAATGTCGCCGCGCCGTTGGACGTATTCGCATAGACCGTCGCGCCCGCCGAAGTCGTAGCATCAGCCTGGATGAAGAAATCACCCTTAACGGCAAGCTCGACAGATGCACCGTTCGGGACAACCAGCGTGCCTTCTTCGGTCATGTCGTAATACTGGTAATTCTGAACGCGTTCGGCAAAACCGACAGGCGCACCGCTACCATTACCAACGGCCTGTCCGTTCGTGTTTTTCCACGCAAAGCCGCCCACCTGAACAGGGGCAAAAGCCGTGCCCAAATCTGCCGGGGTTACAAGGTTTTCCGGCGTGTAAATAACTTCCTGATTGTTAGCGCGGTCGCCCGCAATCGCTTCTTTGTTGTACTTGCCAACGCTCTGCTGATAAGTAAAAGCCATTTGTCATTCCTCCTTATCGGGCTTTAATGCCCTTCAATACTTCGTTAATCGGGTCTTCTTCGACGGGTGCCGCGTCCAGAATCGGGGCGGATTTCGTCAGCATCTTCACCATCGCGCCAAATGCGGACGGGTCAACGCCCTCCACCTCAACGCCTTTAGCGTCCAACGCCTTTTTGTAAATATCCGCCGCAGAATCAAACGCGAACGGATTGGAAATCTTGCCGACATACGGGGCAACTTCCTCCGCCGCCGTGTACAGTGCCGCCGCCATCGCCTTATCAAAAACGGGCGCGGAATCTTTCGCGCAAGCGTCAGCCGTTTCGCCATCTTTGCAAGCGTCCTCGGCGGGCTTTTCATCGTCTACGGGCTTGCCGTAAGCAATCCCTGCCATAAATGCTTTCTGCGCGGCCTTGTCCTCCGGGTCAAGCCCTGCGGCTTTCATAGCCTCGCGCAACTCGTCGGCGAGAACGTCAACAGGCTCTTCGTCTTTCGTTTCCGCAACTTCCGGCGCGTTCTCAACTGCCGGGGCAGTGTTTGTCATGTCCGGCGCGGAATCTTCTTTCATGATTTCCTCTTTCTTGATTTCCTCCACGGTATCACCTCCGTTTTTCAGTGCTTCGGTAAGTTCAAAGAAAAGGGTTTTCCATGCGTTATCTCCCATGTTTTCACCCCCTTTCAATGCGCTGTCTGCAACTCGAACGTCATGCCCTGCGCGTCCCTCGCGAACAAGGGCAACGTGATTGCCTCTTATATTCTTCATCTTGCCGTCGTAATGCTTGCCGTCAAACATACCGTCAATCATTTCAACGTCGCAAAGATAACCCGCCGAAAGGTCGCGAAACTCACCGCTTTTAATGCGTTCTATTGCGTCGGCATCGGTCACGGTCAAGCTGTTTGTCAGATATGGCGCATCGAACGCCGCATCAGTGCCAAGCGAACCAACAATCTTGTCTTTCGGCATATTGCTTGCGTCCATTTCCCAGTGGTCAAGAGACAAGGGCAAGCCGTTGAACGTGTCAACCGCTTTCTCGATCTCGGCGGCGGGGCGGTAAATCTGATATATGGCTTTTGGCTTTAGTCCAAGCTCCTGCCAACCGGGGATTGTGTCGCCGACGTAAGGGACGACCTGCTCTTTCGTGATATTCGACGTTGAAACGTGCAAATATCCGTTTTCGTCGAATGTTCGCGCCGTGTCAAGCGGCATTTTGTCAAATACCATTCTTGCACCTTCTCTCGTTTGGGCTTTCGGGAATTGTTAAAGTATCAATTATTTCTTTCGACCGCTCAAAAACTACATCTGTAAAGGCAAGCGGTATTTTGTTTGCGTGAAGCACTTCGACGATTTCAGTCGCCGCCTTTTCGATGTCAACTTTTATCATTCGCCCACTTCCTTCAAGATTTCCTCGATTGCTTCTTCAGTTTCTTCCTCGCCCATCGTCGGGACAAGCGGGCGGCATACGCAATAGCAATTCACCAATTCGCCCGGCTGGATGTAGTCCTGCACGTTTGGGTTTGGGTCGTAACAACCTTCTTCAATCCAATATACCGCGCCATCCATGCCTCCCTGCGTATGGTCAAGGGCGTGAGTTTCGCGGTACGTTTTCCCGCTGGCCGTGTGCATCCAAATCCCGCGAGTTATGCCATAAGACAAAAGCCGCTGACGTGTTAGGTTGTTTGTCGCCTTGTTTGTCTGGTCGCGTGCAATCATGCGGGCGCGGCGTTCCGATACGCCAAATTGCTTGTGCAGTTCTTCCGTCATGCGTGCGAGGTCGTGCCCTGCTTCGATATTGCGTAAGACAATGCCCTCGACTTGCGTCAAGTTATCGCGCATTAGTCTATTTTTGATAAGGTTTACGTTTTCCTTGACAATCGCGGCGAACGTTTGCCTTTCCTTTTGGCTCATATACGAAAACTTAAGGTTAAAGCCAAGTCCAGCGTCCCGCAAAGGTTTTGTTTGCTCAACGAGATTGCCCGCCACATATCCGCGAATTTTGCTGACAAACCATTTCGGCAAGGTTTCGCATAGTTCGTTAAAATGTCGCGTCCACTGCCGCAATAGCCGACGAAACTCTTTCAGAAGATTATCTACCGCACTATCTACAATCACATCTTCATTTGCGCGGTATTTCGCCCGCAACCAATAAACAACGCTTTTCTCCATAGCGCGGATTTCACGTTTTAGGCGTTTTTCGTATTCGCGTTCAATTCCTGCCGGGGGGAATATCGGTTTCAGTGTCCGTTTCATTTTCGCCCTCCAGTGGTAACGCCATTTCCGGCATCGGTATTTCTTCGTCAGCGTCAATATTTGCAAAGCCCGACTCCGGGTCGTTAGCAAGTGCAAGCCGCGCCTCACTCGAAGAAATAACGCCGCGATCTATCAAGGTCGCGTATGTATCGGCGATTGTTTTGTTGCAACGCGCTTTGAGGTCGCTATCTTCATCTGACAAAGGCACAAACTCAAAGGAAAGCGCATCGTCAACCGCGCCCTTGCTGTTTAACTGCAACAACTTCACAACGTATTCCAAAGGTTCACGGAAAAGCCTCTCTTGCAAAGCGTGGATATGATCGTAATGGTTTTTCATGTCGGCTTCGCCCGTCGAATTAAAGCCGCCCGGGGTCATACCCCACAATTTGACCGTCGGCTCACCAAACATAGCGGAAACAATCTCCATTTGCTGTTTGACTATATCGGTAACGCCGCCGATAGGTGTTGAAACGTCCGCTATATCCTCGGCCTCTTTGTCTACGGTCATAACGCCGTCGTTGTCGCGGTTCATCGAAAAATACTGTACGCGCCGCCTAATGTTGCCGCCGTCCCTGCCCGTCAAAAGTTCCTGCATATCGGTTTTGAAAACCGTGCAGCTAAACTTTTGCAAAAGACGGCTTGCCGCCGCGCTACACTCGGAAAACTGCCGCACGTTTTCGGCTACGATCTGCGCCAACGGTACGCCGAAAAAGTTATAAGCTGGAAGGAGCAACGTCGGCGGTTTATCTTCCGCAAAATACAAGAAGCGTGAAGCGTGTACCTCGCGCCCGTTAATAAGCCAAGACTGCGGGACGAAATAATCACGGTCAAGAGGATTGAAACAAGAATAACGTCCCGGCGCGATATATGTAGGCTCAATCAGTTTGAAGCCACGCAACGCCCCGCGCTTGAACGTATCAGCATCCGCACCTAGCGGAAGTTTCAAATCCTCGCCCGAAATATCCCCAACGTCGATATAGGCAAGACAACCACCAAAAAAGCCGCACATTTGCGCGGCCTCTCTAAACAACCTATCAATTTTCAAGCGGGTCATTTCTGCCTCAATCGCGGCGGATGCTTCATCGTCCGTTGCTTCGCCGTTGTAATTAAACTCAATCCAACGGCGCGTCATTTCATCGGCGCGAAGATTTACCCCCGCTCGAATAATTCCGTTCTGTGACAGATTGGAAAGTATTCCATAACCTAGGAATTGTTGAAAGTCATACAAGCCGCCAACCATGTTATAAACGCCGCACTGTTTCAACGCCGCGTCATGGACGGCGCGAAGATTGCTTTGCCCGTAGCCTAACGACTTATAAGGCGAAGCGTCAAAGGCTACCTTTTCGCGCTCCAATGCGTTATATGCGATTTTCATATTTTCCTTTGCCTTTGCCATGTTTTCACCTCATCATTAAAGCGGCGGGGTTAATCTGCATCTGTCCGCGCCCTTTTATAAGCCCGTCAAGGCTATAGCGTAATGCGTCGATACAATGATTCCATGCGTCCACGATCAACGGCAGTATGTCGCCCGTTTGCTTGTCGACTTTGTAGGAATAGTGATTAAATTCGTCTATTGTATGGCGGCATCGTGGGTGTATCACAATATCAAACGACTTTATAAATGCAATTCCATCTTCTGCGTTATGCGCCCACTTTTTCGCACCGCTAATATAAAAGCCTTGCCTTTTTACATACGATATTGTTTCCGGCCTTGCGTTATCCGCTTTTATAGGCCAGCTTCGCGCCGTTTCTATCGTGTCGAACAACGCGGGCGTTTCGTCGATTTCTACTCCTACGCCCCATGCTTCTTTGTCGATATACAACGTGCGATCTTGAATAAAACATCTGACAAGCGCGGTCGGGTCGTTTGCAAAGCCCCAGTCTGCGCCGTGATAAAACCGCGCGTCTTTCGGTGTCTCAAATTCTTCAACCATAAACCGCCCTGCGAATATAACGGCGTTGCTGTGCTTTCTAACTTCCCCTTCCCATATATGAAGATAGCTTTCATAGTCCCTAGCCTTTAGCCATTCCATTTCGCGGCGCAACACTTCAGGAAAGGCCGGGTTGCCGTCATAGTTTACTTTACAAACAAAAGCATCATCGGGCGCGTTCATAACAAACCGTTGATAAGTCGGGTCGGCCTCATCCAAAGGATTGAACGTCAGCCATATTTCGGAGTTAGGCTTTCTCACTGTCGGGATTAAAATATCCCAACTATCCGCACTCACGGCGGCGGCTTCTTCCACCCAACAAATATCAATTCCCTCGGTGGATTTTATTTCCTGCGGGTTAGAACGCAAGCCCTTAAAGATAAACTCCGTGCCGCTTGTGCATCGGATAGCGTCGCGCGTGATCGTGTACGCACCCGAAAGCCCGATTGCTTCTATTTGCTCACATAACAACTTGTGAACGCTGTCGGATATGCTTCTTTGAATTTCACGGGCGCACAATATCCGCATGGGCTTTTCATAGCCAAGCAAAAGCAACGCGCGCGCAACGCTCCACGATTTACCGCTACCGCGTCCGCCATAAAACACTTTGTATCTATGCGGGCGAAACAGTTCTTGAAAAGCGGGCGCGAAGATAATGCTCACTTGAAATCCTCCGGCTTGTCGCTAAACTGGATATTTAACGAACCAGGCAATTTGGAAACGCCCTGCACATCATTCTCTCCCAACATTTCAAAAGCCAAGCGCATAAACGAAGGATTTCCCTTCATGCCGTTTATAACGGTCATATACGCCATAGCCGCGCCGTAGGTCATATCCTCTTTCGTAACGCCCGCCTTTTTTAGCTGTTCGCGTAGTTTCTCGTTGTCAAGAGGCAAGTCTTTTAATAACGCGAACGCCTCGCGGATTGTCTTTTTCTCGCGTCGTGCTTTGCCGCTTGCTATGCCGCCATTTTTGCCTCTTGCCTTTGCTTCCTCTTTGGTTCGTACTGGTTGCAAATCCTTCGCGCTCACGTTCTCGCCTCCTTCCACAAAAAAAGCACCTTGCTTTTGCAAAGTGCTTCATGTTTGCTATGTTGCTATTATTACCGCAGGAAAGACGCAAGGGAGATTTTTTTCGGCTTCATGCCGTACTTTTTAGCAATCTCCGTTGACTTGGTATTATATGCCACAATCCACGGCCTTATGATTTCCCGTGCCTCATCTCTGTTGATTGCTCCCATGCGGTAACTGTCACGCGCCTCAAACGCTCTGTTTTTCAGTTCTTCCATGATTGCCTCCCCCTTTCAGTGTCCATTATAGAGGAACAAACGTTAAATGTCGAGGGGCTTTTCTTCTTTTATTGCGTCTAATGCGCTCGTATCTGTGTAAATGTTTTTGATCTGCTTCATATCGCCCTTATAAAACACAAGGACGTTTTGATGTGTCTTGCCGACCTTGCGTGTTTTCCACATGGAATTTACACGCAAGGGCAAACTTCCAGCGGGCGTTATATAAATTATTTCGTTGTAGTACCGCAAGCCCGCGTCAAGAAATGCCTGTATAGTGCCGCCTATGAAATTTCTATACGCGCCGTTGTTGTCGCGCACCTCGCCAACGACAAACACGGCGAAGCGGTTTTCTTTCAACATGGCGCAGGATTTATTTATAATGCCTCGATAGGCTTCTAAAAACTTATCATAAGGCATATTGGAAATATTTTTTTCGTTGTCGGAGTATTTTTCTAAGTCAGCATAGGGCGGGCAAGAGAAAAGCAAGTCATAAGCACCCGGCGCAAGCTGGTCTATATTTGCACTGTCGCCGCACGTCCACGCGGGAAGATGTTCATTGCATAAATTCAACGCCGCCGTAACGTTTGCGTCAATCTGTTCTTGCCGTATGTCTACGCCCGTATAATCAAGCCCGCAAAAACTAGCCATAACGCCACGGACGCAACCACCCGCGAACGGGTCTATTACGTTGCCATTCGGAACGGCAAACCATCTATAAAGTACCTCTGCAAGCACAGGGTCAAATATTGATAATATGCCGCCGCCAGCCGTTGTAGAGATAATACTATCTTTCGGCATCATAGACGGCAGATAGTTTTCTTCAAATTCTGTGTTTGTTAATTTTCGTCCTGCTTTTTGTTCCGCAATTGCCTTTTTTTCGTAATACATTGGAACAGAGCCGGACAACGAACCAGTCGTTTTTAATGTCTGCCGTGATTCTGCTGATTTTATACCAACATCGTTTATCCAATAGCGTTTCCTTTCCTGCCATTCACCGCGCCGCCCGTCCAAAACAGAAAAAGGCGGCTCAATGTACTTCTCTGCAAGGCTATTATATTTTACGTCAACCATGTTTGCGGGGGGGGGTAACGGTTCATCAAACCCAAATTGCGCCATATCGAAATCAATATCGGCAAGTTCCAAATCCAACGCGGGCAAATCCCACGGGCTATTCATGGTTAGCTGATTATGGACAAGTCCATACGCCCGCCGCTGTTCGTCTGTCAGCGAATCAAGGCGGATAATCGGGATTGTCGTTTCGCCCAGTTCTTTCAGTGCCAAATATCGCCCGTGGCCTTCGACGATCTCGCCATGCCATACGCCGATAGGGTCGCAGTTTCCAAATTCTTGAATAGATTTCTTTATCTGCTCAATCTGTTCTTTCGGGTGTGTTTTGGCGTTCCGCTTGTACGGCTTTATTGTGTCGATATTGACATACTCAACTTTTAATTCCACGATTTCACCCTTTCAAAGTTAAAGCCCGCCGGAAGAATAGGGCGGGCTGTGGGGGTATGCGGCGGAGAGGAGAAAAACCGCCGCTATGCAAATAGGAGGCTTTCGGCGCGTCTGTCCTACCGCGCCCTTGTAATTATAATACCACGATTTTTATAAAGTTATTGCGGCAATAAGAAAACCACTAAAAAATTTTTACCACTTGCATCTGTGCCGCACACTGCAAAGCATAACCACGAATCTCGGCAAGAATATCATAATATGTGCGCTCGGCTATATGCAGGGCGTAACAAGTCGCGTGATACACTTCGCCATCATATTTTCGCTTGAAAATCTCCGCGCGTATCGTGTCATTCCCGCACCAACTACGCACCGCGCCGACAACCTTTAACCACCTTTCAGGCCACTCGACGCGCCCGCCGCCGTCAATCTCAACAAGCGAAACCTCATCGGCGTTGCGTATCGCTTGCGCCGCCGTCGGGTCAGAAACGAAACTATGTCCACTTGGCGCACCGCCCGTGTGTCCTCTCGGCGCAAGTTTCGCCTCTGTCACCGCCTCGGCAATCTGTTTTTCG